CCACTACAAATATTATAGAGCCAATATGTTCCAATGCTTTTGATACTGTAGAATGAGGAAGGTTACTACTTTTCACCATTTTTTCTACAACATCTGCACGATTAGAATTTTTCAGTTGCTCATAGTATTTTATCGCAAAATCACTTTTTTTGCTTTTCTACATCTCCACGAGCCTCACTTATTGAACCACTAGAGACTAAAGAGTCCAACTTATCCATACCCCGATTATACACCTTTTCCCCGTCTTTCGCAACATACTTGCTAGATTGGTTTTTATTATTCATATCAGCATGTAAAAACTCTTCATCTCTACCTGAGTGCTTTGTACCTTTCCTGAAAACAGGCACTGTCGTACACCGACAATTCGGATGAAATGGTGGTGCGTTTAAAGCTGGAACTAAGTCAGATACTTTTGCAGTCTTGCCGTTAAATGGTTGGCAGATTTTACACGCTTTTAATTCAGTCATGACTTCGAACCATTCAACGCCATTTGCCTCATAGTTAGCTTTCTGTGCCTCTGAATACACTCTGGCCGATTCTGTCACCGCTAACCGTCTAGCGTAGCCATAAGAAACATCGAACTCTTTACGCAGCTGATTGATTAAAAGATTTGTGCCTTTCCCTCTCAAAACAGTGTCGGCAACACCTTTTTTGACGATTTCTCGCAATTCATTCTGTCTTGTCCAATGTCTGCCTGGCCAAGTAGCGCCATTAAAATTAGCGTATACAATCGTGTCTGTTGACACTTTTGAAGCTTCAAAACTCCCGAGTGTCATATTCAAAACACCAGCTGAAAACAAATTCTCTCGTCTAATTGATTCAGTCAAGTGCTTATCAATGATTTCAAACTCATTCAAAGCCAAATCATATTGATGTAGCTTGATATTCGCTTGCAAAACTTCAAGACGACTTGTCTTCATCTTCAAGTTATACAATCTCATCAAGTCGTTTTCTGCCTTCGTAAAATCCTCGCTCGTTACTTTCTGGCCACGCTGTCTTAAACGATTAGCACGTTCAACTAACTGCCTAGCCTTAAACTCAACATTGACCATATCGAGCCTATCTGCTCGTTGTTTAGCTTCTAGCTTCGTGATACCCTCTTTATCAGCATATCTTTGCCAAAAGCTATCAATTTCCTTTTGAATATCATTAGCGTGTTGTTGATAGACACCGTGCAGTTGATAAGCTACTCTCTTATCTGCTAGTTCCCTAGCCTTTTCTTCAGCTCGGTACCTATCTTCCCAATACTTACTGGTCAACATCTGCTATAACTTTCTGGCTTTCATCTATTTCAGCGTCTGAGTAGATTTTTTGTTTTTCCAAACGAGTCTCAAGGTCGCCCATGGCTTCCTCTTCTTTCTCCATTCTTTCGATTTCCGTCTTTGGATCATCGATAATAGACAAAACAGATAGCTTGGTTTCTTCAGATACCTGACCAGATAACTGTCCGACAATCTGCGCTTCTTCAAGAATGTTTCTTGGTACGTTTCTAGTGAATGTATAAGTCAAACCAGACCATGCATCCTCGTATACAGTAGTCAAAGGCACGCTGAACACAATCTGATACAAGCGATTGAATGCAGATTGTAGCTTTCTGTCTTTCATGCGTGCCAAGTTGTCCATCGCCTGCAATTTAAAAGCAAGAGCAGTACCAGATGAATTTCCAAATTCTGCTTCAGACATATTAGCAACCATAGAAATAGCAAAAATAGACTCTTTCAACAAGCTTATAAGATTCTCTTGAGTCGTGTCTGAACTTGGCTTCTCAAGGAAATTGACTTCAGGCAAAGGTCCGTCACCGTTTTTCCAAAGATTGAAAATCCTATTCTCTCTAATTTGACTTGCATCTTCATCTTGTAGTTCAACACCCAGAACTTTCAAATAAGCGTCTGCGAAATAATCCACATCATTCGCTTTCTCACTTGCAGCCTTATTTAAAGCATTAATTAAGGTCTTTACGCTTTCAAAAATACTTTGTCGTTCTTCATTCTCAATCAATTCAACAACTGGAATAGAACTATAGATGTGCTGAGTACGCTCACCAAATCTTACGGATCCACCAGTTGAAAAAGTAGCGTCAATTATTTCATCATTCGTGATAACCTGACCAATACCAGTGTTGTTATTCTCGTTGAAAGTATATCTAACTGCGAATAACGGGCGTTCTTCAATGCTGTTATCATGGACGATGAACATATTGATTGGACTGTTGTAAGTCGCTCTGGTCTGCTTGTATTCGTCTTGATAAACATAGATAAACGCATGACCGAAAATACTTGAAATCTTAGCAAGTTCAAACTCTGAATCTTCCATGTCGTTAATTTTACGAAAATCAGCAACAAACTTGTTCACATTTTCATCTTCGTGCTTGATTTTAACAGGAACACCGATTTGATATCCTGTAAACGTATCGACAATGTACTTGGCGTAATTAAAAACCAGACGATTATCTGGCTTCCAACTATCTTTTTTAATCATCTTCAAGACTTCATGTTGCGAGAGATACATATCCTCACTCTCAACATAGTTCTTGACTAACTTGCTCATGTGAAGCCTAATCGCTTCAGTAACGACTTCTTCAGCCACTTCATCACTTGTTGTCGTTATGACTTTTCGTTTATTAACAAAAACTTTTGCCAATTTTAAAAGCCTCCTTTGAATAGTTTGATTTTAGGTTGACTGCCATCGATACATTGAAGGCTATATCTTAAAGCGTCCATCAAGTGGTTGTTTTTATCCTCTGGTTTATTCAACCAATTGCCTTCTTTATCTCGCTGGTAGCAATAACTGTAAAATTCATCCATGATGTTTTTACAGCTTGGATGCACATAAATAGCGTATCCTTGCAATTTGGACACGCCTGCCATAATACTATCTTTACCTTTGCGGCTCTTAAATATCCGTGGTATGTCATGCTCTGACCTCAGTTCCTCAATCAATCTGGATTCTGAACAGTCAGCTATAATATGAGAACGTTGATAACCTTTATCTTTTATCATTTTTGCAACTTCTCGTGTTATCAAACCAATCTGATAAGATTCATCAAAAATATAAATCTCTTTCGTCGTATCATTTATGAGTGAGCAACACAAAGCAGTTGGATCGTGAGTAAAACCGAAGTCAAGACCGATACATAATTTATTAGCTGAATCTCGTAGTAATTCATCCTTATCGAAATCCTTGACAGTCACGTTCTCGTAGATTAAACCTTCTGCAACTCCCCACTCACCGTCACAGACGATTCTTGCACGCCTTGGATTCGTATGATACAAATCTTCATAACGCTTGATATCGACTTCATCCAGCCACTCATTGCATTTATAAGTGGTCGTCATTGACAGCGTATCGGCCCGTCTAGTATCTTCGTCAAAAAAGACGCGTTTGAGCCAGTGCCTTTCATTCCACGGGTTAAATGTGACTGTGATTTGTTTAAAGAAATCAGGTACGTCTAAACTACCACGGATTGATTCAACAACTGTACTGAACTTATCTTCAGTCTCAATTTGATATGCTTCCTCGAACCATGCCCAACAAAGACTACCAACATCGACCGTGATAGATGTGATTTTTAGTTCATCATCCAGACCACGGAACAAAATCTTTTGCCCGGTTTTTTTGACAGTTATTTCGGGTAAGGACTCANCTTCCTCGAACCATGCCCAACAAAGTATACCTACATCGACCGTGATAGATGTGATTTTTAGTTCATCATCCAAACCACGAAACAAAATCTTTTGACCTGTTTCTTTGACTGTGATTTCAGGCAAAGACTCGTTAAATTTAAATTTATGAGTGACCTTTAGCTGGTTAGCTGCCCACTTGAAGTCCGTGTAAGTCGATTGCTTGTTTGTGTTTGAGTATCTGCGTACTACAAGTAAATTAGCCCAAGGATATTTCAAAATGCGTATGATGAAGTTAAGAGCCGTGGTTTTTGATTTCTTCGAACCACGAGATCCTTTCACGACACGATAGAAATTACGAGAACGCCAAAACCGACCGTATCCACCACCTACTATCTTAGGCAGATCGATAACAACATCATTCTGTTTAATCTGATATGTCTGACTCATTCGCGAACACCACCGTTCCAGAAATGTCAGCCTCTACCTTGTCCGTCCAAAGCCTATGACGTTTTCCTAAAAGCTCAGCCGCCTTGATTCGATCTTTCGCCCCGACATCAATATCCGTAATCGTTTGACCTAATTCTCCGATACTTATCAAAGTTTGTTCCTGCGTCTCTCCTCGCATGACTGAAGTTAGGTAAGTAAGCACCTCTTCCTGCGTTGCAATCTTCTCAGACGCAAGCTGAGCCAACCTTTCGTCGATATAGGATTTGATTGTAGTATTTTGTAGTAACTTAGATGCGTTTGTATTAGCGTATTTAGAGCTATACCCTGCCTTAATAGCTGCATCTGTCGCATTCCCGCTGATGATGTACTCGTCAGCGAATCTTTGTTGTTTTAAAGTTAATTTAGCGATTTTCCATCACCTCCATTTTTCTACAAAACAAAAAGCCACACGTTTGTGTGACCCTTTGTAAGACCTCTCACAGACTTTGCAGGAATCGAACCCGCGATAACAGATTTGGAGTCTGTTGTGTTACCACTACACTAAAAATCTAAATAACGGTACCAGGGGTTGAACTAAATAATACAAAGAGGAAATTACCAGCTTTTTCGCCCTGATACCGTTAAACATTAAAGGAGTCATCAGTCCGCTTTACCGTACTTTCTGACAATACCATAATATCACTTTAAAAGTTCCAAAGAGTTCCATTAGTTCCATTTTTTAGAAATTTTTTTCAAAGCGCTCTCTTTAGCCCGATGAATCGTTCCGCGCCCGCAACGTAGCTGAGCTTGAATTTGATTCCACGACAATCCATCAATATACAACAACCGCATGATAATATTTTCCATAGGGTCTTCCAATGACTCAATCACTTGCACCATCTCGTCTCGTTCTTGATAAAGTTCTTGGATTTCCTGATACAGTTGTTCTGACTTATCAATAATCAGCACGTTCAATTCTTCGGAGCGATTAGACGAGCTTTCTGACTTCGGCATATTGTTAAACTGCTGTCCTCGCAAGATGCTTGATTTCAGGCTGATAATTTCCTGGTGCTTCGACTTCGCTTTGATATCTATGTACTGCAAGGCTTTTAATCGTTGTTTGATATTGATCGTCAATCTTCTGCCACCTCCAAAAGCTCTCTGTTTTCGTAGATGTTGCCGATGATTTCTTCATGCTCAGTCCACGCATATCCTTCTCTCAAGTCTTTTAGGTATACAGCTGGCATTCCTCCAAAATACGTACCGCCATATTCTTTTTCTATATAGACTTCGTGAAGGCATCCTCTTGTACATTTTATAATATCTCCGACAAAGACCTCTTTACCGTTCTTATCTTTGAGTCCTGTTGATTGCATGATGACTAGATGTTCAACAAAAACATAATCTGGAGAGTTTGCGACGGACTCTTGTTCAACCACTACAACTTGCCCACTTTCTGTTATTGCGAAAGTATCTTTAAACATTTCTTTTTTTGCGCTATCCCACGCTCTATATTTCGGTATCATAATCTCACCTCGTCTCCAATCCTCAATGATTCGTAGCTTGTTTGCGTGACTACGAAAATGCCATAATTTTTAATAGTGATTGTATACAGGTCGCCAATCTTCTCCTTGTGGACGACTCTGCCTTTGATTTCTGCGCCTTGATTATCAGCTTTATAGACAATAATCGGGCGCTTTTCTTCTAATTTTTTGATTTGGATGCTCTGCCAGATGTTTAGACCAGCAGAGACGAGGATACATACTGTAATGAATCGTTTCATATTACCACCTCATATATAAATATTTCGTATCAATATCTTGTTCTAAAATACACTCTTTCAGCGACTTTAAAACTTCTAAGGCACCGCTGACTGTTCCCCATCTATTTTCAGGTTCATACTGCACATACTTTTCAGGGTACCGTTCTAATTCAGAGATACCGCGTTGAATGTTATCTAAAACATCAGCAATGGTGTACGTAGTGTCTTGGTCAAAATCCCAATCCATAGCAATTCTAAACATCTTTCCGAGATTGTAGGTCGGAGAACTATATTTAGGTTCAGCGATACGAATATAATCTCCGTTTTCTATTTTCGCTAAGATTTCCAAATCATAACTCATCACTCCACCTCCCCAATAATATCCAACTCCTTCAATAATTTATCTACCGAATCTTTAGTGATAGAAATATGACGCTCTCCGGCACTGTAAGGTGTTCGTAGAAATAAGATGTTAGGACCTAGACAGATGCGACTAATATCTTCTATATTGATGAGTTCGTTTTCGACAATCCCTCTGTAACAAGATTGGATTTGAATAAATTTTGCCATTTATTCCACCTCCTCAATCTCAATCCCTGGGCAATCAAACACCCAGCCGAAGTCTGCTTCCTCTAGTTCTTTGTGGGTGTGGTGATATATAGCATTGCCTAAAGTAAAGCCTTTTGTAAAGAAATACCTTTCCAAAAGTTCTCCATAAACCAACGTATTTTCTTTAATATTCCCTTTAATCTTCACCAAATACCGCTTCTCTTTCTCGACCTCGTAGCCGTCCAGCCACGCTCGAGCGAAGAGGTCTTGGTTGCTCGTCTTTTTAATCCATAATATTAAATCGAAACTTTGGTTGTTTTCTTTCATAAAGTTTGGATTCATAGCAGTATATAGACTAGTTGTTAAATGTTCTTTACAAACCTCAATCCAATCCGCCACAAACTGCGGAACTTTGACTGGTTGAGGTTCGTCTAGTTGTTTCAACTCTTTCAAAAAAAGTTCAACCATTGAAGTATAAGGTATAGGCTCATAAAAAGGGCTGTGTTCATTCCACAATTCTTTATACTTATTAATCAATTCCTGCTTATTCATCTTCCAACTCCTTTATTCTCTTCTTCCAGTTTTTCACTTTCTTTTTTAGCAAATCACGTTCCTCGGACCTGCTAAAAGCAAGCGATTTGACACACGGCTCAGATAGTTCAACTATCTGAGCCTCCGTCTGCTCAATCGTGCGTTTCAGTCCTTCAATGACTGTCTGTTTGCTATATTCCATGCTTTATCCTGCTTGTTTTTCTAGCCAGTTAAAGAGCAATCCGAACTGCTCTGTCACTAGTTCATCATCATTGTATTGTTTGCAAACCTCTCCGATTGACGACACTGCCCAGAGCCAATAAGCGTCGGAAGCAAAACCGACCTCTTGGCTCTTCTGATTGCTGCGCGCCATCCATTCTGGAATTTGTCTGCTGAAGAAATCAATGTAGTCAATTCTCATGGCAATTCCTCAATCTTGATATAGATCCCAACTGTGTCAGCCCAGAACTTTTCGGCAATCTCGCTGGCCACTTGAGCATCATCTTGCCAGTATCCAAGTTTCGTCATGCAATCCTTGAGCAACTTCTGTAAATTATCTGTATCTGGCTTTGTGGTCTTGTACTGGCCATCGTAGCTTTTTTTGATACGAGGAAAGCACCACTTGACCGTCAGTCGAATTGCTCCTTTAAATTTATCAGGAGGCACATGCTGGGCAAGCAAGCTCTCAAATTTCGCCCTGGCATTTTTCAGATCCTCTGGCTCATAAAAGATTGGCTTACCAAATCTCACGTTTACCTTTTTTTGCTGGTGAGTCGTAGTCGGAATTTTTTGCATAGGTAAAAAGAATTCAATAGACATTTTTATAAATGTACTCCTTTTCTTTTTTTAATTTCGCTTTTAGTCCATGACCCTTGTATATGACAGGGTGCGTTTTAAGCAACCCTGTCTATACAGGTATGGACATGATGGACGACAGGACATTATCTATATATATAATATATAGGTGGCTGTCCCGGACACGACCACGTTTTTATGGTCTTGTCTGTCCTTTTCGAGACAAAGACACAACCATGAATTTATGGTGTTGTCTTATTCGGACACGACCACGTTTTTATGGTC